GCTACTAATGGTGTAAAACAAGCAATGAGGATTGCGGGTTTCATTGTGCTCCGGTTTACAAATTTACTATATCTATATCAGTTGTTCTCCCAAACAATCTGATGTGCTAACTTATCTCTCAATGCATTGACTCTTTCGCCATCATATTGTTGAAAGTTTCCTCTCTTCTCTACCTTCTTATAGTAACGTAGAGCATTAAGTATAATGGTATAATCTTCAAGTGTCAAGTCAAATTTCATTTAGATAATCCCCTGGCTCTGTAACAATTGTAAGGTCTCTTTCATATCACCAACGTGATTATAACCTATTGACACTTGAGGATATGTTGCCTCTGAACCAAATTCAGATTTAAATGCAGTCTCATCAAAGTCTTTACCCAATTGATACTCTAGAATCTGCATCTCAAGTGTTGTGAAAAGAGAAGTCATTCTTTCACATTCTTGACTTCCATTTGAATAGATTACGACTTGCATATGTTGTTTCCTAATTGTTACTATGTGGCCACGGATCGCTACCATCTACAATCATAGGTGGTTGTGGTGTGAATGTTGATGGAAGTTTAACTCCAGTGGGATTATCTATCTGTTCCTGAGTAGGAACAATAATATGAATAGGTGTTCCTTCCCTCTCAAACTCCTCATTCATTTTTATATATGTTTCTGGTGTAATCTCAATCCTTTTTCTTTCAGTCATTTTTCAATAAACTTTTCAAAAACTTTTGTATTTTTTCTTTTTGTTCAGGATTACCAGGTCTTTTTGCATTTTTACTATGCATCTTCTGATATTGATGATTTGCTAAGTTATCTAAAAAATCATGCATTAGTCTCTTTGCCTCCAATCATCAGGTTTGTCTCTATTGAACCAATCATTAATATCATCGGCACTATCGAACCCAGTTCTATGATTACTAGGGTCTGGGTCTCCTAATCCCATCCTATTCATAAAATCATCCATCGTGCCTTCTTGGATGTCTTGCAGTGCTTGTCTCCGTGCCTTCTTTAACCATTCACGGGCAGTTGTATTTGCCTTAGATAGTTTCTCTGCCCAGATCATATCCTCCAACTTGACTTCTTCTTTATTTGCAATCTTCTTGCAAATGAATTCAAGTCTCAACCTATACTGTGTGGAAAGCATATGCTCTTTGCTCCGTCACTTGTTATTTATTTTCTTCATAATACTTGTCAATCTTTGCCCTGAGTTCTTTGGCAAGTTTGAGGTTCTTACGATACATCATATATTTTACCACAGGATTACTAGGATCATGTGTCATCCACCACCATTTCCTTCTTATATTTGTAGATGCTAACTCAAGAACATAATTATATGCTCTGGCAACGTTTGGATCTGAAACAATGATATATGCTAACACACCAAAGATCAAGAACCAAACGTATTGAGCATTCATCAGTTGAACTCCTCGTTTCTACGTTGATCGAGGTAGGTAACGATTTCTTCTCTCCACTCCATCAATTCATGAAAACATTTTTCATCGTGTGCATATAATCGGAGTTCTGGATCAGGTTTTAACACACTCTCATAGAAAATAAAGAAAGCATCTTTGCGTTTTTGTTCCTTTTCGGTCATAGAAACTCCTCTAGAGTGGATGTACTTTTCTTTTTAATTTTAGATTCTTTTTTGATATAAGCAAGTGCTTGTTTATACGTCTTCACATCATGCACTTGTCTACCGTTATGTATAATGGCAAACCCTTTCTTATTTCCTGCCCACGGAATAGCAGCCCACATTCCATCGTTTGTTACATAACCATCAGGGTCTCCTATTTTAGGATCTAGAATACTCTGATGATGTATAAAAGGTTTTTGAAACTTAGTCATCAAGTGCACCGAGAATAAGAACAAGGAAGAAGAATCCTAGAACAAGACCCACAAAAAGTTGTGGTGTCATGAATGGAAACAATCCCACGAACCATTTCCAAGCACCCATTACAATAGCAGAACCAAATTTCCATGCTTCCCATACTAACCATCCACCGATTGCCAGAACTGCAAGACCACCAAATCCACTAGTGTCACTAGAATGATATGTTTCCTCAGGTGCCTCATACACATCCGCCGAGGAAGATTGATAACCACCATTATCAAATACTGCATTGACACTTACAACAGTAGCACCGGGGTTGCGGGCAAGTGCAATCTGACGAGCGTGTTGATAATCAACTGCCTCCATTTCTTCGTAAAAAGTTTTACCAGCAACATAGAGTTGAACTTTGCAACGCATGGTGTTCCCTTGATTACCTTGTAATTATAGCAGAGTGGAGAGGGTCGTGGGTAGGTCTTGGACTGTTTTCAAATCGTCCAGTCGGTCTCCTGCTTTCTTCCAAATCTCACGATAGATTGCATTAGAATCAGGAACAATTGTTGTATCAATCACCTTTGCAATACCATCATAGATCATGTAAACATCCTGTGGCTTTACACTGAATGAAATACGTGCAGAGTTAGTACGGAATGGTTTGCGATAAAAAACACTAGTATCTACCACAGCAATACGTGCACAAATAGGGTCAATCAAAATATAGGAGTGTGCCTTAGATTCAAACTGTGATGCACCACTAGCAGTCTTTTTAATGTCCCATTGTTTAGAATAAAACAGTGCTTTTTGATCCTTGCGTGGTAAAAACCCATTTCCTTGCGTTTTCACGTCCGTCAGGTGCTCTACTGCATAAACCCCATCAGGATCGTTGAAATCTTCCTTTATATTAGGTTTCAAGTCAATGTACTGCCCCACAATATCAATAAACCCATATTCAATTGTTTCACCACGGGCAAAACAGTCGATTCCATGTGCAGAAGGGTACTCTAGTGCCACCATCTTTGCCTGATTGCAGAAATTTTCATAAATTGCATCAGGCAGAGAACGAAGTTCTTGAACCAAGTCGAGTGTGGTTTTCATGATCAACGACGAACAACAGAGATAGCAGGTTCACCCTGCTGGAAAACGGTGTCAACGACTGCCTGAACGGACTTGGCAGTGCTGATACCCACTTTATCATAAACAGGGACACAGACCAACCCAAACGTCTTCTCAGACCCTCCTAGACGGATCACACGACCGATTGATTGAGAGATTCCAATGTAATCCATGTTACGCATAAACAACACTGCTTCTAGACCCGATACGTTGATACCCTCAGACAAGATAGAGTGATGCAGAACCACAAACTTCTTAGTGGAATCTTTACCCCAGGCATTCAGAGTGTTGAAAAACTCCTCACGATCAACCTTCTTACCATCGATAATACCACCAGTCTTAGCAGTAATATACATCACAGAATAACCACGTTGATGCATCTGATAGGTGAAATCAGATTGTGATACTAACTTGACAATCTGCTTGGTAGAACGTGCACAGATCAGAATCTTGTTAAGTGAGTTCTCATCAATACTCTCAATCAGATTCTGTGCATCACGTTCTGCAACATGTTGCTTATCCTGAACCATCTCCAGTTGCTTGACTACAACCTTAGGAGGTAGGATATAACCACCCTCAACCAACTTAGGTGCAGGAACATTGCAGATTACGTTACCATAAACCTCTGCATCATTCATTCCTGGTTTGAATACAGTAAGAGAATGCTTAGGAGTAGCAGTAAAGAAAAAGCAGCGCAACTCAGATACACTAGCAAAATGTTCGGTAGGTGTAAAGAAGTTGCGTTGTACACTGTTATGTGCCTCGTCGAAATAGATTGTATCTACCTTGATACCAGACTCTACAATACGATGCAGAGAGTGATAGGTAGTAAAGATAATACGATTACGCTTCCAAGTCTGTACTGCCCAGTCATAAATGTATGCTGGTTTAGTAGTAGATTCATGATTAGTTTCTCCGCTATGAACATGGAGAATACGAACCATAGGATCAGTAATGATCTCTAGGAACTCGGAACAGAGTTGATTAGCCAGCAGTATCCTAGGAGCAACAACAACAATAGTCTGAGGATTGTTACTCTGAAGTTGTGTTTTTGCATCGGTAATCATGCAAAGAGTCTTACCACCACCAGTCGGAATAATCAACTGGCCTTTGGAGTGCTTGCCCATAGCAGCAACGGCATCCTTCTGGTGGGGTCGCAAGGTGAGGGTCAAGTGATCTCCGTATCAATATGTATATTATAGCAGAAAACCACCCCCGTGAGGAGGTGGTGTGACGGTTTAGAAAGTGGATCTATTTGTCAAATACGATGGGGTATGCAGCAAAGATCAAGACACAAGCCCCAGCGATCGAGAAGGGAATTGAGACCACTAATGGTAATCCAGTCAGAGCAAATGTGTTAAAAACGCCAATCACACAGGCTGTTGTAGCGGCGATGGCTAGAAACTTTTCAAATTTGGAAAAC